TTCGCCAACGCTTGAAAGCGCCTTCCAATACGCGATTGGCGTATCTCGGGGGGACATTCAGGCTTGCGAGGATATTCGTCTAGCCTGTCAACGATTCTTGGACATGGTGGAGCGCAAGGATGCGCCCTACGAATTTGTCGCGTCCAAGGTTGAGCATGTCCTGAAGTTCGTCAAGTTCTGTAAGCATGTAAAGGGTCCAGATGCGGGTAAGCCGATTGAACTCCAACCGTTCCAAGTTCTATTCTTGGCAGGCATATATGGATTTCGTGACAAGCGGGACCATTCGTTACGCTGGACAACAGACGTTATCTTGTTCGTCCCTCGCAAATCAGGCAAAACCACAATTGCGTCCATCATTTCCCTCTACGAACTCCAGTTCGGTGATGCGGGCGCAGAAGTTTTCACTCTTGCAACGAACAGAGAGCAGGCATCCATTTGCTTTGATTCGTCAAAGGCGATTGTTGAAGGCATGGTCCCGGAGCTTGCCGCCAAGTTCATTGTTTACCGCAGTGAACTGAAAAAGGCGGGTGATTCGACATCCACCTATCGTTCCCTATCTAGGGAAAACCGCAAGACTGGTGACGGTAAGAACCCGTCTTGTGCGATGATTGACGAAGCCGCGCAGGTTGTTGAGCGTGGTTCCATTGAAGTTTTGCACTCTGGTATGGGCGCTCGGAAGAATCCGCTTCGGATGTATCTGACGACAGCCAGCTTCACAAAGGAAACCAAATTCTATGAAGACCTTTCTCACTTCCGTGCTGTTTTACGTGGGGCTGCTGCTGACAATTTTCGCTGGTTTGGCCTTCTGTATAGCGTTGATCCCGGCGATGCTTGGGCAGACCCTGCTGTATGGGGCAAAGCGAATCCCATGCTTGGAGTTTCAGTCACTACTGAACACATTAAGCACATGGCTGAAGAAGCAGCAGCAAAGCCAGCAAGCCTCAACGAATTCCTCTGCAAGCAACTAAACATCTATGTCAGTGCCAATGCCGCTTGGGTTGACCGTAGGTATTGGGATGAATCTGTATCCAAAAAACCAGAGAAGGAACCAGAGTCAACTTTCATTGCATTCGACCTTGCACACACGCGAGACTTGAATGCTGTCTGCACATTGCACAGATATGCTGAAGAGGATTTCTTTGCTCGGTTCCAATTCTTCCTCCCTGAAGAATCTATCGAGCTAATCCCGAACCACTACAAGAGCATTTACAGCCAAGCCGTGATGTCTGGAATTTTGCGTCTGACTCCGGGTAACGTGACTGATCTCAATGAGATTGAGGCGTATATCAAGCAAGAGTGCGAGAAGCACAGTGTCAAGGAAATTGGCTACGACCCGTACAACGCAGCCGCTTTGGTGGCAAACTTGTATGCTGATGGCTTGCCGGTGAAAAAAGTTGGTCAGGGCATGGCGGTTTTGTCTAACCCATCGAAGTCCACCGAGCAACTTATTTTGAAGAAGGCCATCAAGCACGACGGCAACCCGTTCCTTGGATGGCAGCTTGGGAACTGCGAAGTTTATATTGATGTGAATGGCAACGTGAAGGTCCGAAAGAATGAGGCTGATCCTTCTGCTAAGGTGGACGGAATTATTGCTCTTATCATGGGTATTCATTGCCATTTGGACAATGTTTTCGTTTCTGATTCATTTGGTTTCAGATCAATAGAGTGGTAATATGTGACCAAACAGGAGCTAATCATGGGAATTTTGGATATTTTCAGGGGCAAAAAGCAGGCAAATGAGTCGAATTCAATGTTCGGCCAGACTGCCCTCGGGAATAACATTGTCTATCAAGGCAACAACAAAAATCCCAATGTAAACACCCAAATCCTGTATGTGACCACAGGAAGCTCCACAAGTGCTGGTCGCCCTGTGGATATGTCCATGTTGGCGCGAAACAGCACCATCATGTCCTGTGTTGCCATCAAGGCTCGTGCTTTGGCCCAACTGCCTATTCGCATCAAGTGTGAGATGCCTGATGGCAAATGTCTTGACGCAGTAAAAGATGATGCTGTTGACAATCGCAACAAGACCAAGGCCAAGCAAGTTGCCAAGCTCCTGAACAAGCCAAACAACTTTCAGTCCAAATACGAGTTCTGGTATCAATGGCTGATGTGGTACGAACTGTCCGGTGAGGCGTTCACTCTTTGGTGGAGAGCCGATCAGAACAGCACGACGGCAACTCCGCTGGAGATGTATATCCTTGACTCGACACTGATTGCTGTAACGATTACTCCGACTCGCTACCCAAGCTATCGCTTGTCCACTCCGTCCTATGGCTTCAGCAAGGATGAGCCGTTGAAATACAACCAAGTCATGCACTGCAAGGAAATGGCATGGCAAGGTTCTGCTGGTTTCAACAAGGGCATCTTGATGGCCGAACTGTCTGGTCTTGACCAAGACATTGACCTGTATGCCAACTACGTCATGCAAAACGGCGCAAAGCCTTCTGGCATGTTCGTAACGGAAGCCGTTATTCCTGATGGCAAGTACAAGGAAATTGCTGCCCGTCTGAAAGAGGCTTGGAGCAATATGGTCGGAAGCAAGCAGTCCGATCCATCAAAGCCCGGTCAGGGCATGTTGCTTGACCAAGGCATGAAGTATCAGAAGTTGGAGATGCTGACGCTGCAAGATGCTGATGCTGCCGCGCTGAAACTTCAGACGATGCGCCGAATCTGTGGTCTGTTTGGTGTGCCGCCTTCCATGATTGGCATCCATGACGGGAAATTCAACAACACACAGACTGCGATGGATGAGTTCTACAAATCGGCCATGTATCCGATCATTGTGAACATCCAAGAAAAGCTGGGTGACCATTTGCTCAATGGCTATCCATCTCTGTCTATCGAGTTCGATACCAAGGACTTCCTGAAGGGCGCTCCGCTTGACCAAATGAACTTTGTGAGTTCTGGTGTGACAAATGGCATCATCACTCCCAATGAGGCCCGTGAAGACATGGGTATGGCAAGCATTGATGGAGGCGATGAATTGGTGAAGGAACCTGATCCTGCCGATCCTATTGCTGGAAGCAGCAAACAGGACACTGGCGGTGGTGGCGGAAATCAATCCAAGAAAATGAACATCGGTAAGACTTGATAAAAAATGCGTACTGATTCAAAATATCTGGTAGCATTAGCCAAACAGGTCATCCGACCAGAAATACCGTTGCCTGTATCACAAGGGCAACCCCCTAAAATACAAGACAACAATCAGTCCATTGCTTTAGGGGCAATTAATGAAGCAACTCAATCTCATTTGCGAAGCGAAACTCAACCTGTCCGAAAAGGCCGAAAACGGAAGTCCGACAGGAAAGATTGAAGCTCGCATCACTACATGGGGCGCTCGTGAAGGCGCTGATGGTCGTAAATTCTTCTACAAGCCTGAAGGGTTTATGGATTGGGCAAAAGAATTTGCCGATTCTGGCCGTCCCTGCCGATGTATGTGAATCACAACTCTGACCAGATTCCTGTTGGCGAGTGGACAAACATTGAAATGGACGACGATGGCATGAATGCCACTGGCCGTCTGTTCCTGAATACATCGACTGGCTCTGATCTGTATCAGGTGATGAGCGAATCCCCGAATATGTTTGGCGGCGTAAGTGTTGGCGCTTACGCTGAAGAATTCCAGTGGGTTAAAGAGGATGGCACGGTCTTCCCCGCTGGTTCTGGCGAATATTGGGACGAAGGCTACTTCCAGATCACCAAAGGTGGTCTGCGCGAGACTAGCGTTGTCATGTACCCCAACAATCCCAAGGCTGAAATCAAGAAACTGGAATACTTCCGGGAAGATGGTTCTGCCGACCTAAAAGTTTTGGAAGAAGGCTTGCGGGATGCAGGCTTGTCCAAGTCGGAAGCGGTTGCCGCCGCATCCGTATTCAAGCAGGTGATTGAACAGCGTGATGCTGCAAAAGCGCCTATTGAAGCTGCGCCAACTCAGAGTGATTCTGATGCGGAGGCAACCGAAATTCTCGCTGCTCTTGAGCAACGTGAACTACTCAAACTCCTAGACAAACGCCTGAAAGGTTAATCATGTCGAAAGAAATCATCGAAAAACTGGATGCTATCGAGGCTTCTCAAGCCGAGAAACTCCAAGCAGTTGAAGCTGCTATCCCCGCTGCTGTTGAAGCCGTCAAAGCCGAATTCAGCGAAATGGTTGCTGCTCTGGAAGCCAAAGTTGCTACCGTGCAGGCTCCTGCCATCATGAAGATCGAAAAGACTGTTCGCGGCGATGTGAACAAGTCGGTTCGTGAGCAACTGAAGGAAATGGCCTCCGGCAAGTCGCAGTTTGAAAAAGAACTGAAGATTTTTGCCGACGAAGCCCAGATGGAAGC